GTAGGATACAAATTACTATCCTTCATTAATCCATCTTTTGTACGTCCATACTTTTGTGACAAAGGAAGATTAAAGAAACCGTATGGTTCGCCGTTGGCAAATCCAGTGTCTTTGTTAATTTCATAGCCATTGGTCCAGAATTCATCAAGCAAATGACTATAATCATCTACATACAATGTATTGTTACTCATTGCTCGCCAATTTGGCACATTACCTGCACTCCAATTTTTTGCGCGTAGATAAAGAATGTCATCTGGATCACCAAGTGCAATTTCTGCACTACGACGAACATTGCCAGCTACAACAATACTACCAATAATGTTGCATACATCCAATACGTCAATACTACGCAATTTCTTGCCTTCTCGACTGTGGAAGATGCTGACAATTTTTGCCATACCTTCAACTAGAATTTGCGGTCCACTTGCTTTACCGCCAAATCCATTAATTTTTTCACCAGCACCACGTATCAAAATTGTACTATATGTAAACGACTTACCGGTTACATAAAATGCATTCAATACATGCTCCAATAATTTTACCCATCCTTCACGACTGTCAGGAACAATAAAATCTGCATCCTTGGTTGCCTGATGTGTAATAGTTACATCTTTCTTGATCTTTGGAAGTTCATGAACATCTTCACGACGAATACTATAACCTACACCGCCACCAAGCATAAGATTCTCAAAAAGAAACAAAAATGCTTTTGGTTCATTCATGCTTGCAAACCAACAATTCAATAAGCTGTTTGCTCCAAATCTATCTACTGTGCTTGTTCCAAGCTGCCAAAGCATTCGGCCAGCAAAATTGCACTTAAGATTATAAACATAATCAAATAAACGCTCTGCTTCTGCTTGAGTATATTGTGCTCCAATTTTTTGGGCACCATTGATACAACGCTGAACGGTTTCATTCCATTCTTCCGTTTCTCCATTTTCCTTCACTCGCGCATACGTTCTTTTATAAACAATATAGCCGAGTCCGTTAAATCCCCAATTTGGTTGTTTTTTGTATTTTGCTTGATTAGCAAAATCATCTGTAATGATTAGTTTTGTATCACTCATATATATAAATTAGACTGTTTTTTGTAACTTGTTTTGATGTGAAAAATAATTATTGAACCCAATTGTATTATTGCAAAAAATAATTTCATTTCAGAAATTATTTTTTGCATTTTACATTTTGTATTTACTATGGGTTAGTTATCTACATCGTCTTCACGATTGCGACCCATGTGTTCGTCCCACTTACTTTTCATCATTTTCTTCACAATATTTTCGCTTTGATTCATTTCATTAATCAATGCAGCACCTTCGCGGCTACCTTCGTCAAACAATTGAATATCTCCACAACCAGCGTTCATACGGGCAGGAAAAGTCAATCCATCTGGACCGAAACGATTTTTAATGATATGAAAACGAGCAGTATTGGCTTGCTTATCCTGAGTCTTGCGACTTACAGATAATACGAAATCTGCCGTCATGATTTTACGATAGCTATCACTAATATTCATTGCGGTTAATACGTCTTCTTCCATACCGGCACGATTGCTTTGTGAAGCAGTCCAAATAGGAATTTGCAATTCTCCCGCAACAGCACGTAGTTCTTCATAAATACCACCTGCTTCGCTATAGCTATTTGCATTACGATCAGATTGAAATGGACGTAGAATATCTGCATAATCCACTACCATCATATCAATCTTTGTACCCAACATTGCCAATCGCTCCGCATGTGCTTTCAAATTGTGAGCACTAACAGTTTTAATTGGAAAATACTTAATGATCAATTTGCCGGGAACATTGGCAATACGATCCTTTACAATACCGATATTGTTACGAATGTTTTGAAAATCAATACCAGTGAAACATGCGTCATAACGCAAACCAACATAATTTTCATTCAATTCAAGAGTAAAATGTAATACATTTTTACCTTGTTTCATAGCTTCGGCACCGAGTTTAGCCAAAACCCAACTCTTACCAGATCCGGCGCATGCAGTTACAATACCCATTTCACCAGCAGCAAGACCACCATCCATGATTTGGTCCACAACTTGCCATTTGGTAGAAATAGTATTTCGAGACATCACACTCATTCGCTTGTCAACATCTGTCATATAATCATGACCGATATTGCGCTCCATACCAGCTTTCATGGCATGATCAACAACGCTTTTAATCTTTTCGTAATGACCACGCTGCAAATGCTCAACACTTTCCATGATTGCATTCTTCAAAGTCTGATTTCGACAGAACTCCAAAAATTGCTCTTTGACATACATCAAATCACTATCAGTGATTTTGTTGAAAACCAATCGCAACTGTGTTACAACTTGGTTCTTTAGTTCTTCTTGTTCAACCGCATCAAGTTCAACTTGAAACGCAGTCAATGTAGGAAGTTCCTTAAACTTCAAAAAATATTTGAGGGCAGTCTTAACAATCCACTGAGTGGCATCACTTTCAACACTGAGAGGATCAACAATATCATTGATACGCTCCATGAATGGCTTATCACTAATTAAGCCGCTGATGCACTTAAGTTGAAATTCAGGTCCGAACTTTTTTAGGTTATCGATTACTTGCATATAATATGTGTTATAGTTTCTACCAACTTTCTCTAAGCGAGTGTCCACTATAGACGGTGTTTTTCAGTTCCGCAACTTATTATATTCTGAAAGTTAGGAGACGATTAATCGACCGAATGTATCCGATAACCAAGTGTGATGATTTTTTATATTGTTCCACATTCTATCTTCTGCAATCAATTTGCTAAAACGCATTCTATTTAATATTCCAATAGGTTTATTAAGTATTTCATTAACACGCAATTGTGTAAATGATTGTAATTGTGTATCTTTCAATTGCATCAGTGCATAATTTCTTTCAACAATGCTCTTGTTTTCTAAAATAGTAGAATACAGTTTATATTTCTTTTTGTTCTGTTCGCAATGCGTATATATTTGTTCCAGTGACAATTGCGTATGTTCCGCAAATTGTGGAAAACACTTTAATACAGTTTTTAATCCACTGCCTTGTATTCCATCAATATTGTCACTTTCATCACCAGTAAGTATTCTGTAATTTAGAAAGTTTTCACAGCTAATTCCATACTCCAATAAAATTTCTGCACATCCATAGAGTTTCTTTTTGGTTGGACTCCATACATTGATCTTTTCATTGACCAACTGTAAATAATCCTTGTCTGTGCTCATGATATATACTTTATTGCTATCTTTAAAATATTCATTTGCCGCGTATGCAATTGTGTCGTCTGCTTCTACATGATCGACACTCATAACAGTCACAGGCAATGCATCAAGATATCCAATTAGTCGCAACAATTGGGATTGAATATTTCTATCTTCTTGTTCATCGGTCGTCAATTCCTCATAACTTCTATTATACTTTAAATTAGTTTTTCTGCGCTCTTTATATTCTGGAAATATTTTTCTGCGCTTCATACTGCCACCACTGCCATCGAAAACGATGACAATACGAGTTGGATTTAAAAGTTTGGAGGCATAGCCAATACTTTGTAAAAAGCCAGCTATGCCTCCAACATGCAATCCATTATCATTCATGCTTGGTACTGCCATGAATGATCTAAAAAAACAATTTAATCCATCAACCAAAAGAACCTCGCTGTTTAACACGCGTTCAACAGGTTTAGTATTTATTTCCATATTTTGAAACATGGAAAATAATTTCTTACGATCTTCTGATGTGATTGGATCCATATGTTATTTTAATTTTCTTCTGATTGATTTGTTTCAACGTCTTCTGCAAACATTTCTGCATCTTCGTCGTTTGTCGCAACGCTATCAACGAGTGTGCTATTTGCATTTTTATATTGCATAATAACTGCATCACAAATACGATTATACATTTCTGTTTTAAATTCTGGACGTTCATCCAATAACTTGATGAAATTCTCACCTTTAAATGATACTTCTTCACCATTTTCTGCGACGTATTTAAGACCTGCACTACCTGCTGGTTTGATGTAATTTTTTTCTTTTAATACTTCTAGCCAACTTGCATAATCAGCAATACCACTATCAAAATAAATATTAAAATATACTTGACGTTGTGGTGGTCCCATTCTGTTTTTTACAACGACTGCTTTGCATTCATTACCAATTACTGTCTTATCTGGTAATTTTAATTGACCTGCGTTGTTTAGTCGTACACGAACACTGCAATGATAAGGTAATCCTTTACCACCGCTAACTGTATATTGATCACCAAACGGACTTGCATTCAAATTATGACTTAATTGATTTGTAAATATAATCAATACTTTTTGACGACCAATCATATTGGTTATTTTACGTAATGCTTTTCGGATAATTCTTGCTTTACCAGTTGCATATCCGTCTACGCCGTGATCACTTTCCATTTCAGTTTTTGTAGATGCTGCCGCTACACTATCAACAATAATTGTTAATAATGCATCTGGTTGATCTTTACGAATATATGCAATTGCTTGCTCCATTGTGGTAAAAATATCTTCTACTGTTTCACGTTGAATATACAATAGATTTGATAAATCTACGCCCAAACTCTTCCAGAAATCAGGAGCGGCAGCGTTTTCTGTATCAATAAAAATTGCTTTGCCACCTTTCTTTTGTGTATTTGCTACAATGTGTGCGCTAACCAAACTTTTTCCGGTTCCTTCCAAACCGTTAAATTCAACCATTCGTCCAACTGGCAAACCACCATTTGGTCGATTGCTAATTGCAAGATCCAATAGACTTGAACCGGTGCTAATCCAATCACTGATTGTTGATGGATCGTCTTGCTCATCAAGAAAGTATGCAATTTTACCACCTTCTTTGTTATTTTTATTTAATTCCGCTGCTAAATTTGCTAATAGAGAATCGTTCTTACTAACAGATTTTGTGTTTTTCTTCTTTGAATCGTCAGATTCACCTGCTGTGTTTTTACTTGTTTTTGCCATATAATTTATAATTTTTTATTTCCTTAATTACGTACATATCAAAAAAGGATGATAACATTATATGTTATCATCCTCTGTTTATCAATTTAATTTATTTCTTTCCAAATAACTTATCGAATTGATCGTTTACACTTGGAGAGTTGCCTTGTGCAGATGCAGCACTTGGCGAAGTGTTTGCTGCAATAGCGTCATCAGTTGGTTCTACTACGGTGTCATCCGAAGCTTCGTCCGTAGTACCAGCAGACAACATTTCAGTCATAATGTTATACAACTGATCGTAAGTAGGTTCTGGGAACAATTCCAAAATATTCTTCTGGAAGTCCAAAATGTGCTTACGCGCATCATCGATTGCTGGTGTTGCCTTGCCCTTTACAGTAATAGTTGTAGTTGGGAATTGCTTTACACCTGCGCCAGTTCCGCCTTCCTTATACTCGACGATAATATCGTGTCCAGTTGTTGGATCGCTAATATCACCGAATACTTCTTCATCACATGCCTTCAAGATTGTTTCATACACAGTCTTTCCGAATCCCCAAAATTTGATTCCTTCGTTTTCTTTACCACGAACCAAAATAGGTGCATAGGTACGTTGCTTTGGAAGCAAGTTACGACCACGCTTCCAATCTTCTTTATCACCAGTCTTTTGCAATCTATTTGCAAATTCGACAATAGGATCAGGACGATTAAAAGAGTCAGGAGATAGGAAAGTACGTTCTACAATCTTACCAGTCGAATCCTTGACCTTCAATCCATAATGGAACTTCAACTCAATAAAGCTGAATTGGTCAGGGTTGAACTTGTAAGGAACAATACGAATGTTGTGGATTCCGGGTTCAGGCTTCCAAACAGAAGAAGTTTTGTTGTTAACGTTTTGAATAGAGTTAAGAATGCTCTTAATTTTATTTGATGGTAATGCCATAATTTTTTAATTTATTAATTGTTAAGTGTGTATTAGATAATGATAGTCTCACTAAAGACAGTGCATCATTTAATACACGTATAAGTATAGAGTGATTTTCAAAAACCACAAGAAATTTTTTCGTATAAAAACTAACGAAGAATATAAAAAGTCACAGCGTAACAATGTCTACCAACTTGAGACCTACTACCTTGGCACCGATATCGGTAGTCAAAATTAAAGAATTTCTATATAATTCCCAATTGAGTTGATATGTTTTATCAAATACTCCATTGTTTTCGTCTGTAATAAGTTTATTCATTCCATTTAAAGTATACAATGTATTATACATTTTTTTGCGATGTATACTTATGGTGTTTGGAAATTTGCCGACAGTAGTATTGCTACAGTCAACATTGTATGTAAGATAATATTCTTTCAAATTTTTGACATTTGCAAAGATAAAAATTTTGTTTTCTAAAATTACATAGAAATTTGAAATTTTAGAGAGTAATAACGAATAATCTCCATTATTCGTAAATGTGCATAAAAGTTGTTTTTCTCTCGTTAACATGGCAATATAATTTGTTGTTTACGATCTGCCACATACCACAAGCGACCAACTTTTTCACCATCCGATGTATACCATATATTGTTCTTTGAGTAGAAACCAAATGCAATTGCTTCGGATAAAGTATATGACTTTCCTTCAGTATTTAACATTTTTTCCACCGCATTTGCGTCTGCCGCTCTTTCTTCTGGTGTACGATTATCAGCATTTACAGGAGTAACATCCGCAGATTGCGTTGTAGCAACTGACTGTGTAACGGGTGCTTGTGTGGGCGCAGCGGGTTTAGCAACAGTTGCAGGCGCAACTGCTTGTTGCGCCTGTGCTGGTTGTTGAGGTTGTGTTTCAGCACCAAAAATATTTACCTGTGCTGATTTTGGATTTCTCTCAAAATGAGTTCCTCTAGCAATTGCACGTTGTTTGTGCTCGGCTGAAGGAAATGTTACCAACAAACCATCTTTATTATAAGCTTGTCGCTCTGGAAATCTACCCGCTTCTGCCAATTTGTTGCTGGCAGCAATAGCGGTATCTTCAGAAATACCTTCTTTTACTAGATATTCACGAAAAATAGACAAATGATCATTGTTTAGTACATCAAAAATACCTGTGTCTAAACGAGGATCAATTGCAACTGCTTCCAAAACTTTATTATAGATTTCTTTCATCCATAATAAATATATTTGAAAAATCCATTATTATACACTTATTATGTGCATTTCATTATAATTGTTTCCTTTATAACATTTTACAGGAAAATTATTGTTAGGCGACATAATATGTTTGATTTGCTTCAATACGTCAACGCCATCTTGGTTACTAACATCAAACAATACAGAATCATATGTATACAAAATAGGCTTGGTTAGTCTATTTTTTAGATGTACTACCAAATCACGTAATACAGCAGTGTTGTACTCTGTTTCGGTTGCCTGTAAAATATAATTAAACAGCTTATTTGGATTTGGTTCGCTGATGTTGTTTGGAGTGATACGCCGCTTATATATTGGCGTTTCGACATATCCATGTGTTGTAAAATGATTCCATCTGTGTTCAATATAGTCTTTGATTTTTACAAAGAATGGAATATGAGCATATTTTTCTGGAATATTGCCGTACAACAATTGAAAAGTAGTTGTTTTTGCCGCCTTCAATTCTTCATCAGATAATGTATCTTTGTTGAAGTACGATTGACCCAAATAATTGTAAACATCGTCAGGAAGATTGTAACGTACCAATTGTGCAATCAAACGTGGATGATATGCACTATAGTCAATCATAAACAAATATCCGTCGTTTCCATAACGACTAACAAATGCAGATCTACAACCGTCGTCTTTTTTGAGAGCAGCATAATTGATGTTACCAAATCGGTTACTTGGCCGACCTGTAGATGTAAACAAATTATACTCAGTGTGAGCAAACCCGTTTTTGATTTTGCATTCTTTGTGCCCAAAGTGTTGTTGAAAAACCAATTCATCAACTTTCAATCCGTTCGATTCAATAGATTGAAAGCTTTCAACAATTTCAGTATTAATACGATTGAAAATTTGATCGATATTTAATCCACGAATACGTGCCAATGCACTGTCCGCTAAATTTTCGAAACTAGCGATATGCACTGACAGTGGAATAACACAATTCAAATCACTATATTTGCCATACATGTGTTTATAAAAGGCATAAACATTTGATTGATACTGAGTTATATCAGCAATTTCACCTGTTTCCATGTAGTCGTAAACTTGAATATCTTTCAATTTCAAGACTGGCAAAAAATGTAAGGTCTTTTTCTTATCGAATGTCCAGATATTTGTATTTAACTTATTCAAGTCCGTTGCAAGTCGAACTTTATCAATATTCCATACACCATCTGGATGATTTACACTCAATGTAAAATCTCTACCATCGGTGATACTTTTAATAAACACGGCACACAGTTCGTCTACAACAGGATGATATCGTTCATCACATCCCAATGTATTGACAATTAAATCGTGCTGATTGTAATTATCAAGAAATTTTAGATATTCTTTTTCACTATCTATGATCATTCACTGACAATACAGCAGGGTCAATCACATGTCAATCTTTTCTAGGCTTGCTATACAGTGTATAGTTTGTAATAAAATCTTTTAAACTTGGCATGGTTTGTGCTGCCGTATTAATTTCTTTTAAATTTTTTTCGTAAATGCCTTGTTCATAAAGCTTTCCATTGACATAAACATTTCTTTCAGGACCAATTAAATGCCATGTTACTACAACTTTATTAAACAAATTTTTTTGAATATTATTGTAATTTTTACTAGAAACTTCAATTATTGATGTATCGTTTATTTTATGAACAAAATAACGATATACAAATCCATTTTTGTAATCAGCATCGCTAACAGCAAATGTATAAAATTTTGGATATACATAATTTTGTACACCGATTGAATTACCAATTAAATTGTATGTATTAATATTAATCATATTATTTTAAATTTGTTATTGGTACATCATTTGTTGATTCAAATGCCTCTTTACCGTTGGTATATGAATAGTTTGTATTTACTATATTTTTTAATTTTGATATTGATCTTATTCCTGCTTTTACTGTTGTTATCCACTCTCCGGTTTGAATAGAATGTGTTACATCGATGATTTGAAAAATTACAT